TACTACGTGGGCGCGTCTGACGAGTTTTTCGCTACCGTGATCGACGCGAAGATAGTCGGGAACAAAGGCTTTGAGATAAAAAATTTAGACTTTAAATTTCACCTGCCCAGCAGCAAGCTAGCCGAGGCTAAAGAGCAGGCGACCTCTGCTAAATTTAGACAAGACGTCATCGAGCAAGACCTCAAAAAGCAAGGACGCATCCTGCTAAACATACTTTGCTACGATAGCATGCAGAGCAAGTAGGCGTTTGCGGCGGGTAATCGCCCGCTGAATTTACATAGCGTCGAACTGACGATAAAAGGAAAAACATAAATCCGTTTAAAATTTTTATTTTTGCAGTTGTCGTAAATTCGGCTTTTGCCGGCGACGCGCTAACGGATGTAAATTTGACCACAAATGCCACTCGCAACCAAAAAGAAGTAAAAATGCTAGAGGCGTTTTGCGGATCGATTTTGCCCTTTAGCATGGCTTCATGCATGCAACTAGCGGACAAGCGTTTGGACAAAAGTAGCGCATTTTACGACAGACAAAAGGGTCTAGCAGCGCTGCAAAAGGTCTGCGACTCGAAGGATGAGCGCGACTCAAAGCTTGCCTGCACGAAGCTAGCGTGCGAGTCGGGCGAGAGCCGCGAATGCCTAAACGCCGCTAAGTACTATCAGGTCTTGCTTGTCGGCGGCGCGGTGGCGTCGGCGCTTTTTCAAAAGAGCTGCGACGAGCGCGGCGGGACGGATTGTTTGTATGCTAAATTTTTTGATAAGGCTCGGGATGGGATGACGGACGAGTATGTGCGAAAGATGAAAAAGTATCTCAAAAAGGCGTGCGATGCGGGCGAAAAAGAGGGCTGTAAGGAGTTTGAAAAACTGCGCGAGCTTTGAGTTGCCGAAAAGCGGCTTGCCTTGCGAGCGCTTTTGAGAGATTTGAAATTTTCACCCTGCGGCAGACTATTTGTCTAACCTTGGGATAAAAATTTCTGCACAACTCCCAAATTCATCTCGAGATACTTCTCCTTATTTTTTACGTTCAAATTTGAAGTCAAATTTAGCTAAATTTGTAAACTTTGACTTCAAATTTTACGCACCGAGACCCGCATCTTTAAGGCGCTAAATTCGGCTCGGTCGAATTTTAGTAAAATCAAGTTGCTCCACATTTAACCTTTTATGCAAACAACAACCTTTTGCACAATAAATTTAAATTTTTATCCAAATTTGACTAAAATCGTATTTAAAATTTTTAAGGTGCGGGTTAGGAGGGTAAAATTTGAATACGAAAGACAAACAAAACTTAAATTTGACAAATTTGGGTTCGGGCAAATTTGCGAGAGACTACGACAAAGAACCACTAGTTTTGCGGGATTATTCCGGTTTTCCTTTAATTTTACACTATTTGATTATTTTAATATTTTGGATTACTGCTTCTGAGTTTTGCATTAGTTGCTTAGACGATTTTGAAAGCGGTATTTTAGATTTTGACGACACAACACAAACGATAATAAAATTTGGCTTTGCAATAGTTGTATTTTTGATATTTGATTGTTTTAATATTATAAATTCAAAGAAAAAATATACCTATTTTTATAATTCAAAAGTTGCATATTATGATCAAAATTTTAAAGAAACTAGCAGTGAAGATATAATATTTAACAACGTATAAACCGCCAACTGAAATGAGAAAAAGAATTTCATTGAAATGAGAAAAACCGTAAAATCGCCAATTCTCATTTCAGTGAGACTTAAGTTGTTTTTTAATGGTTAATTAGTGTTTAGATAGGTCTAAACACGTTGATAATCTCCACCTCTAAATCTCTGCCTTGAATGAAGCTAAGCAAAGCCTCTAGCGTCTTGACGCTTTCAAACACTCCATCATCGTTCGCCCATTTCCCTACCAAGATGCAGCCCTCGGTATGCTTTGGATGGTTGCCGGCGTGGGTCTCTATGTAGCGGGTTTTCGGCACGTTTTCATTGAAAAGCACCGGCAGCACTCGGTTAAATCTGGCCGACTTGTGCCAAGCCACCTGATAAAGTCCTGCCGGTATGCGTCTATCTTTGCCTCGCTCGGTGGTATCGGGTCCTGCGGGCTCTAGCGTGTAGCCCGTCATCAGCACGGTATTCACGCCCACTAGCTCAAATTTGCCCAGCGTGCCGTCATTGATGTTTTTATATCGTCTTATGATTAGTTTCATTTTTTTATCCTTTCTTTGAATTTTACGCGCTCTTTATGCTCGCCCATCTTGCCGATGTTAAAGCTCTCGACGGGGCGGTGATACCCCATCACTCTAGTATAAACGACGCAGCGCGTGCGTCCTGCTTGCAAATTTTGCAGTATCTCTTCGTCTCTCATTTAAGCTCCTCTTCGTATTCGCTCTTTGCGTAGCCGTCATAGCTATCGTAATCTTTGCCTAGGCTCTCTATCTTCTTGTTTGCGGCTTTGTCGATCTTTGCGCGCACCCATTCGGCGCCCATCCACGCTATTAGCCCACCTATGGCTAGGCTAAACGGAGTAACGTGCGAAAAGAAAAATACCACCTCATACACCACCCAGCATAAAAACATCGACGTAGCGCCTGCGGCTAGAGTGCCTTTTTTTGTTCTGTTTTTTCCAGGTTTGCCATTCTCGTCGAGCAGGCCTAAAACGCCGCCGATGGCGCCCACGACGAGCACCCAGACTATATACCAGTATTCTTTGTCGATCCAGTTCATCATCTAGCCGCCCAACCGAATATAAATGCTAAAAGCAAAGCTGAAGCTATCTCTATGGCGCGCTTTCTGCTTATCCGAAAGCTTCTAAATTTCCTCATGACTAGCTCGCTCATCTTTTCTCTCCTACGCACAGCAAAAGCAGCCTTTCTACCTCTTCGTGATATGCCGCTACGTCTCCGGCAGTCGACGGGGTTGTTTTGTCAAAGCTTGGCTTTGGCGGTAGCTCCACGTTGCAGCGCACGGGTTTGTCTACGTCTTGGTATGAGGTGCGGGCGATGATTTGGGACTCTTTGCCGGCGCAACCGCAAAGCATGATCGCCGAAGCGCAGACGGCCGCAAATTTGGCTATTTTTCCCGCTGTTTTCATTTTCCAAGCCCCCTAAATAGCCTCTCGTAATAGGCTAAGTTTTCCTCGCAGCTACTATCCCTCGGCGGAGGCTCCATCTTCTCGTATTTGGCTTGCAACTCTTTTCTAAGCCCCGCTTGGCTTTGGCGGATCTTCTTCATATCCAGCGCTATGCTCTCTATGGCCTGATTTTGAGCGGAGATCTTGGAGTTGCATTCAGAGAGATTTGCCGCATAAATTTGACTTTCCGCCTCTTTGAGAGCTAGCTTGGTCTGCTCTTTTTCCAACTTGTCCTTGACGTTTTGCGTTTCGGCCTTTGCGCTTGAGACTGCGCCGTTTAGCCTCCAAATTTCAAGACTTGCGCCGCCTAGCGCGACAACGATCACAACGCCGACGGAGATTAAAAACTTAATATTTAGCATCGCGTCTCCTCAAATTTTGATTTTCTCGGGGTCTAACGCTTTATGGTCGCTATACGCTTTGCCGCCAAATACTCTCACGGATTTAAAAATAATCCACGCTTTCCATTTTGCCACCTTGTCAAATTTCATTGCCGCATAAAATATCTCGTCGCACTTCTTGCGGTCAAATTTGCGCGTAGCATAAAGAAAATCGTGCACACAAGCCGCGCGGTCATAGCGTGCCCCCGCTTTTGGCAGCACCGACGTAAAGATAGTCGGTACGCTAGCTCCATCATAAATAAAGCCAGCGGGTACTATTATCTCATCTTTCCCGTCGTTCCATACCAAAGGCTGCGCTGTTTGCCAGCAGTTTTTGACGCCTATTATGCGGCGCACGGTTAGTTCGGTTTTAAACATTACCCCCTCCTAAATATTCACAAGTAACATCTATACAGATGGCCTCTAGCTCCTCCTCGCTTGTTGCTGCCTTGATAGCGTCTCTTTGTGTTACGCCCCACGTTTCTATTCTTGCGTTGGCGGCCACCTTTTCATATACCTGACCCGCTAGAGTGTTTCTAGCCTCTTTGTTTTGACCTACCAGCGCACAAAGCATAGGGGTCTTGTCTAGCGGGGTGTTGGCATCAGCTTTTACGAGAAAGCACTCTCTAGCCTTTTGTTCGAATGTCCGCACCTCTACTTCGGGATATTGACCGACGTATTTTTCATAGACGTAGTTGAGATTTTCATTGAGTTTGGCTATTTTGAGTAGTTTGAGCTCGCCTAGCCATTTCGCTTCAAGCTGTGCTACTATTTCATCTGCCTCTGTTTTGGTGCATAGATGCACTGTGTCGTAGCTCGGCCCCCATATTCTATATTCGCCGTTTTTGATTTTTTCTGCTTGGTAGTTCATCATATCTCCTTTTTAGTGTTGATATATTCGACGCCGACGTATTTGATTTTGCGGCTAGAGAAGAAAAACATATACTGAGAGGTAAGGGTTAGAAATTTAGGCTCGCCGTTATACCAGATTGTACTTCTTAAATTTTGCTCGCCTTGCGGAGTGCTTAGGGTAGCTTTTTGCTCTTTTTGGTTGATTTTTAGGATTTGACCCAAGATCTGTTTTTCATACTCATAGTTTATTTCCGTGTATTCTTGTTGCGAGATTTCTACGAAGCCGTCCTCGTTTTCGTTGATTTCGTAATATCTCCCCTCTTTCGTATATCTTAGAACCCGCCTATTTTTTTTCCATACTACGGTAGCGGGGGCGTGCATTAGGTTTAGTTTTACGACGCCGTTTTTATCCGTCACTAGCAGAATGTTATTTACGCTCACAATAAACGCGTAGCAGTTTTTGAAAGAGTGGAGCGTTTCATATCCTCCGTATGTCAAATTTAGTTTTTTAAAATTATCTTCGTAAATATAATAGCTTCCGTCATTATCCCTAAAAGCAAAAACGTCCGGCGCAGACGTTAGTTTTGCGAAGTATTTTACGTTTTCCTTTAAAATTTGGGTCCAGACTAAAGAGTCAAGATTTAGGGAAAAGACATGTAGGACGTTGTTTGCGACCGCGGCGTAAAAAATCTTGTCTTGGCGCGCTATAAAATCGTTGCTTTGCACCGAGCCCGCTACTGCCGGGGTTGGAAGTGTTGTTTTTGCCATAGCTTTTGTATCAAATATGCCTGCGTTCGTAAAGATACGGTCTTTATGGGACAGCGCCCAGTTGCCCCAAAAATCGACCTCCGTAGAGGTGCTACTTGTAACCCGGAAAAACTCCGTTCCTTGCGGTAGATACCCACTGGATATTTGCCATTTGCCGCCAAATTTGACGAATTCTACGCGCTGGTAGTCTCTGTCTAGTCTGAACGTCTGGGTGGCGTCATCTGTTTTTACGGTTACGTTTTTTTGAAAGAAGTTGCCGGCGATGTCCACGATCTTTACCTTGCCCTCGTCTGGCAGGGTGATAGTAATAGGCTTTGTTGTGTTGACAAATAGCGCGTCGTTGTTTTGCGCCGTGAAGTCGTCCGAAATTTCTTTATAGTTCCACTCTTTGTATGCCGTATTCTCGTCGGCCTTTTTTGCTACGTCGGCGTCTATCCTATCTATTTGCTCTTGTATTTTTTTGCTCGAATACGTCGATACTAGAGTGGTTTTTGTATCGTCTATTATGCCACCCTCGTTAATCATATCGGTAGCTTTTTTAAGCGCTACGTCGATTTGCCGTTTTACTTCGTCCACGTGCTCCTTGTTGGCTACTACCTCGCCGTGCTTTGTCTTGACGTCAAGATATGCGGGCACGAATATGTCGTATTTTACGAAAAAGTCGCCGTATTTGGTGATAAAATCATTGTATTTTTGCACCAGATCGGTGTATTTTGTATCGGTATCGCCGCTTTTAGTGTCCACATTCGCCGAAAACTCCTCTAGCTCTCTTGCAAGAGCATTTGCGTCGTCCGCAAAGGGTTGCATCGCTTTCACGAATGCATCGGCCCTCTCGTTAAACGTCGCGGGGTTAGTACTATCTGGCGCGATAGGTAGCTGTCTTATTTGTTTGGCCATATTTTTATATCACTCCTTTTATACTTAGTTTTGTCTCGCTGTATTCGGCTCCGGTTGTGTGAATTTCAAGGTCGTCGTGGAAGCCGAATATCGTGAGGCTCTCAAATCCGCTCTGCTTTTCATGCCCGACAAATAGCGTAGGTTTGCCGACTCTTGCCAGTATCTTGCGATTGAAGTCTAGCTGAGAAGTATGCATTATGATATTCACGTCGGCGTATTTGGCGACTTGCCCCTCTCTAATATATACACCACCCCAGGAGTTTTCTACTATCTTTGAGTAGTCTATGTTTTTGACTGCAAACTCGGCCTGCGTCCAGCCTAGAAATATCTTTTTGCCCACTATCAAATGGCCTAGATTCGCCCCCTTGTCGTTTGGCTCGAGTACAAATTTGATTTTACCTTTGTAGTCCAGATCGCCGATATACCAGGCATCGTTTCTAAACGAAAAAGACCCGCCGTAAAAATACTGCCACCAGTTCGTGATCGTATCTCGCACGGTCATACTTTTTTGGGCTATGATTTCATTGTTTTGATCATAGACGGTGATGCGGCTAGCGTCTACGTTAAACATCGCAAACGAATTTATAAAACTATCCTTGACGTCTATCGTAATCTCGAGGTTGCCGCCGCCGCTTTTGGTCTGCGTATTGATATATTTATCCAGGAATCTGGTCGGGTTTGGATTGCCCATTTCGGACCACTCGTTTGCGGTACTTATATCCGGGCGTTTGCCGGTGTTGGCTACCGCGCAAACGTAAATTTTGCCCTCGAATACGACTTTATCGTCCGGGTTGTAGGCTTTATTGCTTTGCCAAGCGGGGGTATCGTCGGGCTTTGCGTTGTTGGCTAACACTTCAAATTTCACTTTTTCGACTACGGTCATACTTTTGCCTTTGCGTATATTCCTTGCCCGTCTTCGGTGATGATGCCGCGCACGTATCTTACTAGCTCCTTGACGCCGTCTTTGACCTCGCTCATGGTTTGCTCCAGCGCATCGGTCTTTTTTGAAAGCGCCCGAAAATCATCGCCGGCATCTATCTTAAGCTTCCTGCCGTCAAGCGGAATGACGGCCTCATCATAGCCTGCTTCTCCGATGAGGGCGTGAGTCGGGCGGGTCACTATGCCGCCCTGGGCAAACGGCTTGATACCTTTTTGTTTGTATATCTCTTTCCATACTGCCATATCGGATGTCCCCGTTTGGGCCGTCATAGATTTGACTAGCTCTTGAGGCAGTTTTTGTATCGTAGTGTCTCCCGCCAATATGCGCGCCTTCCAGAAATCTAGACCGTCTTGCTCCGCGCTTCGCCCAAGATGTTGTAGATAGGCTTGATTGATTTGTTTCTCAAGCTCGGTCCTTAGAAGCGCGCCGTTTGCCGTCGTGATACCTATGTTTACGTTGCCCGGGGTCGTGTATTCCGGAACCTTTGGTATTTTGGTTTTTCCATCTTTGTCCGTCGTAGGAGTCATCAGTTTTGCCAAGATATTACGCAGATAGCTTACTATTGGGCTACTACCGCCCAAAAGATTGGTCATTTGTTCGATTTGCTTTTGAGAGCTCTCTATTAGGGCTTGGCGTTGCTGTTCGAGCATTTCAAGCTGATCTTGCCCGGTTTTGTTTAGCGCGTCGCCTTTTTCCGATAGCTCTTTTTGAGCTTTTTTGATGCGATCCTCTACCTCTTTTATGGATTGATCTAGGGTGTCTAGCGTTACGTGGTTGGTTATGGCGTCTATTTCTCCGGCCATCTTTAGCATAGCTAGCTTATAGTCCTCGTAGGTTGCAGCGGTATCTTCGTAGAACTCTTTTTGATGAGAGACGGCGTCGCCCAGATCGCTAAATGCTTTTGAGCCGTAGTCTCCGTTAGCGTATGCTTTTCTAGCTTGCTCGAGCGCCGAGCGGTAGTTTATCGTGCTCGTGGCGCGGTCTATAACGCTATCTCTTATGCTTTTTGCTATAGAGCCTATTTTTTCCACCGCGCCTTTTTGCAAATTTAGGATGTTTAGTTGTTCTTTTAGCGCATCGAGCTGTTTTTGGGCTTGCTCTTTTTGCATATCCAGCAGAGCCTGGGCCTCTTTTTGTTTTTGCTCCTCTTTTCTTAGGAGCTTTAAGGCTTCTATTTGCTTGTTTACGCTCTGCAAATCTGACATCGACTTCAGCCAAAACTCGTGACCACCGTTTGCGGTTATCAAATTTTTGTATTCGGTGAGCGTGTCTATAAGCGTCTTTCTTAGCTCTACGTTGCCGTTTGAAAGAAACTCGCCCATAGCGCTAGCACTCATAGACAGGAAGTATTTAGCCCAGCTGTTTATGTTCCCGCTTGGGCCGTTTTTTAGCACTCCTTGTTTGTCGTTTTCGTCTATATCTTTATCTAGCGCTCCGATGAGGGTTCTAAATTTGGTGTAGATATTTTGATAGCTCATAAAAGAGCCGTCAATGCCATGAGCCTGATAGAATCCGGCTTGAGTGCTTGCAACTTGCTGAGCAAAGCTTAGTATCGCCTTAGTGTATTCGTCCTGCGCTTTTTTAGCCGCCTCGTAGGCTTTTACGAGAGAATTTAGACTGTCTACGTTGCTTTTTGTGAAGTCTGATGCGATCGCTTTGCGGTATGCTTGCGCCATTTGCTCTACGCTAAGATCGGCGATACTACCCAGCTCTTTTGGTATGTCTAGTTTGAGTGCTTCGGCTGCATCCGTGAAGCTCTCAAAGGCTTGGCGCATTGAGATTTCTACTTGCTTGATAGGATTTCTCACGGTCAAAAGCTCAAGGCTTTTGTAGCTATCCGCGATCGCTCCTAAACTCTCGCTCATTAGCTCGATGACCTTTTTATTCGCCTTTTTGGCTTGTTCCTCCCAGTCTTTCCACATGCGAGAAAACTCGGGATTATCAACGAGTTTTTGATTTTTATTCGTCTCGTCTCTGCTCAAATTTAGCAAATCGTCTATCTTGCGGGAGCTTTTTAGCCCAAAGATATTGCCGTCGCTAGCCTTACCAAACTCGTCTCTCATACCGCGCGCCATATTATCGATCGCGCCGAGGCCTGCTTTATTCATCGCCTTGCTTACGGCGTCGTCGAGCGGTTTGGTTATGCGGTTGATGATCGAGGACGGGCTAAATTTCATAGCCTTTTCAAATACGCCGCTAATCTTGCCCAGCAAGCCTTTTCGCTTCTTGCCGCCGCTTTCGGTGACCTCTGCCCACATCTGCTCGGCTTGTCCCGTCATAGATCGAAGTATTGCTTTTGCTAGACCATCGTTTGCTAGGCTTTCACCGCTATACTTGCCCGTTTTTAGGGTTAGGCTCGCCAAAGCGCCCGCGCGGCTAGCCATTCTGTCCATAGAGCGAAGCTGCGCGCCTATCTCTCTCATAGAGGCATCGTCCAGATCGCTCATCTCGGTCCAGCTTTTCTTGCTAAACCAGCCTTTCTTTTGCATATCTACGTATGAACGGATGTTTTGGTTAGAGAGCGCGTCGCCCGCGGTTATGTCTTGCAGTACGGATATTCCGCTACCCGTAGCCTTTTTCTTGCCAAACGCGCCGCCTATTAGCGCGCCCGCTACGGCGCCGATAACCGCACCCCAAGGACCCATAGACGATCCCGCTTTCATGCCGGCTACTAAGCCGCCCGCAGCTCCTCCGAGCGCTCCGCCCGTGCTAGCGTAGGTATTTGCTTTAAAAAGCTTGTCGCCAAGATAGCCTATACCGTATCCAAGAGCCGCTCCGCCAAACGCCGAACCCGCCATATAAGGAGCCGTACCGGCACTACTAAACTGCGTAGCCGTTAGCGCGCCTTTTACGCCGGTGCCAAAGCCGTATACGCCTTGACCTAGCCCCGCGTACCCGTGCATAGATAGCCAAGAAGCCGCATTTAGCGCGGGCGTACTCGTAAAGCTAGATATAAAACCCGTATATCCGCTAGTTAGCAGCGAATACGCGCTTTGCAAATTTGACACCGAGCTAAGCAGGCTCGTCGTGCCTTTATCTAGAGCACTAGCCCCGCGTAAAATCTCTCCCGTGCTTGAAAGCTCGACAGTGGTGCCCCCGACCGATCCTATCCAGCCGCCGCTATCGTTTTTCGCTAAACCTAGATTTGAAGCGATAGAGGCAAGATTGGATCCGCCGCCAAGCAACGCTCCAAAGCCGCCCGCCAGTCCTTGCGACAAGGTGCGCGCGTATGGGCTTATCATATCGCGCATCAGGTTTGTGCCGATGTCTTTGAGGGCTGTTTTAAGCGATTTCGTCTTGCCGATAAAGAAATTAAAAAAGCCGTCATCTACGGTTTTTGACATACTTGAAACGATATCCGCCCAGCTGTTTTTGATGTCTTTAAAAGCCGCTTTTGAGTTTTTAACGTATGGCTCTAGGTATTTTTTCTTTTGAATTTCGAGATAGGATTCGGCGGCTTCTTTGCCGAATTTCTTTTCTATTTCGACGTATTGTTTTTGAAATTTCTTCCTTTCGATCTGCCACGCTTCTTCTAGCTTGCCCAAATTTTCATAATATTTTTGATATGCGCTTTCTTGCTCCTCAAGCGCCTTTTTCTCTTCTTCTTTTTTCTTTTTGGTTATCTCCTCGTCAAGCTCGCCGTAGAGTATCTCGCGCGCTTTTTTGGCGCTTTTTACGTCTACGCCACGCTCAAGCCATCTTTTATATTTTTCCTCTATCTCGCTTCGCTTTTTGTCATATTCGCTCATGCCGACTCTGGCTACTTCAAGATATGCCGAGTTGAGATTTGAGAGGTCTTTTAGCTCTTTTTTGTTGAAATTTGCAATCTTATCTCTGGTTTGATCAAGCTGGATTTTTAGCTTTTCGACTAAACGCTCTTGCTTGACTTGAGCCTCGATGGTATCAGGGATTTTGCTTTGGTATCCGTCGATCTCTTTTTGCAGGGCCGCAGCTTTTTCTTTTAGATCGTCAAGCGTGGTTATACCTTTTAGCTCGTCGAGGCGCTTGTTTAGCCTATCTAGCTGCGAGTTATCTTTTTGTATTTGTTCTTGCACGCTATCGACGTCGAAATTTATCTTACTTATCTCTTTTCTTTTATCGGTTATCTGCTTGATTTCGTCCTTAATCCTATCTATCTCGCTTTTGGTTTTAGCTAGCTCCCTGTCATCTAGCCGAAAAAAGCTGAAGTCTTTAAATTTATTATGCTCTTCAAGCTTTTTTTGAAATTTATCCAGCTCTTTAAATTTATCGTCCAGCGCGTCTTTAAGCTCGATATCCTTAAACGCCAGCTGATTTTTTGTGAGCTTTTTTAGTTCTTCGTTGGTTAAATTTAGGATTTTATTTAGCTCATCCCCGCTTACCTTGGCCTCTTTCATGCTGTCTCTTAGCGCAAAAAATGCTTCGACGGCGCCGAATATCACCGCAGCCGGCAAAAACGTTTTAAACGCATTTTTTAGCGCTATAAGGGCCGTTTTTGCCCCGCTTATACCCATGCTTAAAAGCCCTAAGGCTTTAGTTTTCGCGCTAAGGGCGTTTGAGCTTAAAAGCGCTATCGCGGGCAGCCTGCCCATACTAGCGGCGAGTTCTGCAGTTTGGATCTTTGAAAGCTTTGCACCTAGCCTGTAGGCTATCAAGGCCTCTATCAAAATTCTAATACCCGAGCTTATCTCTTTGATATGAGGCGTAAGTGAGGTTAGAGCGTTGCTTAGGCTTTCGCTTATTTGCCCTATGGTTTTGGTAAAGCCTAAATCCTCGTTTAGTTTGCCGAGTATGCTCTGGATATTGTTACCTAAAACCACTATGCTTTGAGAAAAAGTTTTCGGCATTTGGGCAAACTCCTCGGCCAGTTTATCTTTTTGGCTCAGGATTGCATCAAATACCGTTTGCGCGGTCAGTTTGCCCTCTTCGGCGACCTTTCGCAGCTGGCCTATGCTTATGCCCATGCCCTCGGCGATGGCTTTGGCTAGGCGCGGGGTTTGTTCCATAACCGACATTAGCTCTTGGCCCCTTAGGGCGTCGCTTGCTAGGCCTTGACCGAGTTGGATGAGAGCGGCCTCTGCACTTTGGGCGCTTGAACCGCTGATGATGAGAGATTTGTTGATGGCTTTGGTGGCCTCAAGCATCTTTTCTTGAGAGGGGTGCAAGCGCTCCAGGCTCATGGCAAGCCTTGCATGGATGTCTACGACGCCGGCAAATCCTACCCTGGTTTCGTTTGCGACGTTTAGAAGTCTTTTGCTGACATCCTCAAGCTCTTGCATACTAGAAGTCACGAGCTTTAGTCTGCCCGTGGCGTTTAGTAGATTGTCAACTGCGCTTATGCTTTTGGTTACGGCTGCGGCGATACCGTTTAAGCCAAGGCCTACGGCCGCCATTTTGCCTATGGTGCTTTTTAGGGCGTTAGCATAAGTGTCGACGTTGTTTACGGCGTTACCTAGTTTATTGACTTCTTCTCTAACTAACCTTACGTTTTTGGAGTTCCCGTCTATGACTATTTTTATATGGATATCGCTATCAGCCATTTTTTAACCCGTTTTTGCTATAATCAAATAAACAAAAATACGAGGAGTTTAAGATGTTAAGATTTTTAATGCAGCTTATCGTTGCCGGTATCATCGCTCTTTTTTCTCCCGTTATTCTTACTTATTTGATCGCTAATATCTACGCTATCGCCGTTACTTTGGGTATCGGTTTGTGTGTTTGCGCCGTTTATATCGCGGCAGGCGTAGTTTTCAACCTGTCAGACAAAAACCGCGAAACTAATCTTTAGCCCTATTAAGCTCGTCGCATAAAATTTTACAAACGCTATACAGCCAAAGAAAATCCATCTTGTAAGCTTTTGCGAATTCTTTGATAACCAACGGCTCGCACCTTAGGCTTACGTCCATACCTACGTTTCTTTCCAAGCTCAAGCTAAAAGCTTCGTAAACTAAACTCTCGAATTCATCGAGCCCGAACTCATCCGGGCTCATTTTGAGGGTTATGAAAGCTTTTAGCCTCTCTACTTTTTTACGCGCTCTTTTTGTATTTGCTCGTCTACGGCGTCCATAAGCACGTTATAGCCGATACCCAGTTCCTCTACCGTAGCTTTTAGTGCCTGCGCGTCTTTGCCGTCGATGCTTAGCTCAAAGCGCTTTTTGGCTATGTTTTCTATATCGACTTCGGTAGCTTCGGCTGTCTTTAGCTCTTTTTGTTTTGCTGAAATTTCATCAATGAGCTCTAGCACCTCTTGCATGGCGCTAGCTTTGGCCTCGCCCTTTAGGCACCCGGCTATCTCTTTTTTGGCCGCCTTTTTTTCTTCTAAAACGGCGATCTCGTCTTTTACGTTAGTGTAGGCATTTAGCGCTGTTTTGGTGGCGTTAAAAGCCTCAAGCACCTCTTTGCTCTGCTTTTTATTTAACTCCTTATAGGTGAGCTCGAATTTTTGCTCATCTATTTCGAGCGTAAACGGAAATTTGGTCTTCATTTTTCTTCCTTTTGTTTATTTTATTTTGCAGGCGAGACAAGCCCATAGCGGTCTATTCACCGTCCATAAAGCTGAACAAGTTTTCGTTGCCGGCTTTTAGTACTTTACCTTTTAGGCTTAGTTTGGCGAATTCGGTCCCGCTTACGCTCACGTCGCCCTCAAAGCTTAGGTTTACCAGAGGGATAACGAGGATTTGTGCCTTGCCCGTAGCTAGGTTTTTGCCCTCTACGATGATTTTGCCGAGCGAGTTAGCTAGCTTTTGCGGCGCGATCCTCTTAAATTTGGCGGGATAGACTTTCGGCGCGCATTTGTCGACGGTGAAAGTTCCCGCCGCCATGTTCTCGGTAGCGGTGTAGATCTTGTTATCTTTTAGCACCGGATCGCCCGTCTTGATTTGCTCGGTGTCGGCTTTGATTGTTTTTCCGTTGAAAAATTTGCCGGCTGCGGCGTACGTTTCGTCCTCTACTACGCCTTTAAAGCAAAGCGCCAAATTTGCAATGTTTATGTCGCCGATTTCTGTGCTGAAGTTATATTCCGCTTTCGTCTCAAGCTCCATCACCGTTTCGCCCATGCTCTCGTCATTTGAGAGTAGCTCTTTTTTCTCGATGGTCCTATTTAGGCTCACGCTTTGCTGATAGCCTAGCGTGATGCTCTCGTTTGCGCCTTGAGGCGTGAAACTCACCGTAGCTACGGATAGTCTCGCTACTTTTTCTTGTGCCATTTTTTGTCTCCTTTTAAATTAAATTTATTTCTACTGCGTCGATCTCTATCTCAAAAATCACCGCATATAGATACAGGGCGCTACCCTCGAATTTTGCGGCTTTTATTTGTTTATAGTAGTTTTCGCCGTATCTTGCGCCGAAGCAAAAAAGCTCGGTTCTGATTTGCTCAAGCTCGCCTATGGCAGCAAAGTTATCGCCCTCGAGCGAATTTGCTGCCAGCACGAGAGCAAATTTGGCTAAGTCTATCGCGGGCGATACGGCCTCGCACCCGTCAAACACCAGATAAAGGCCGTTTTGCTTAATGGCTTCTACGCCGTTTATGCAAATAGCTTTAGGAAATATCTCTTTGATTTTTTCTATTGCTTCTCTTAGCCTCATCTTAGTCTCCAAATTTAAGCCATATCTTAGCGCCCGGGTCGTCAAACTCGGACGTTCTTTGCCCGTGCGCACAAACGCCTAGCTTACCGTCCTCGCTTTTTAGGCTTTGCGCCAGCCTTATCGCCTCCTTCGCCAGAGCTACCTCCCAATCCGCTATCTCCGCCGTCTTCAGGTGTAGTTTCAGGCGAAACATCGCTAGATCTAGCAGCATCGCCTCCGGTATCTCCTTGTTGCTCGTTATCTGCCTGGCTTCGTTCATCGCCGTTTGGCAAAGCTGTCGGCTGATCTCCTCCTGGTTGTATAGACTCTGCCTCGCTCTTTGTAGCAACTTCTCTATCATCTCCATCGCTAACCTCTCTAAAATCGTCTATGCAATAGTGCGCCATGAATATGATTCCTCCTTATTTTTTAGTCGTTGTTCGGCTTGAGAGCGGCATCTATCAAACGCCGCTGCTCTTGTAAGCTAGTTGCCACAACGCGTATCCGGCGTTCATAAAACTTTTGCAGCCAAATAGCGCCTTATCTTTCATAAATTTATAGTCGTTGCTCGACTCAAATACTCCGTCTTTAGCCACTTGTAACACGAAAGGTTTGACCGGTTTTCCAAGATCCATCAGATACCAATCCGTCCCGGTTATCTCCGGCAAAACAAGCAGCGTATAAGCCTTAAAGGTCGGGTTCGTTTCGCCGCCGGCTAGGTATTCTTTACCCACGGCCGCTATAGCCGCAGCCTTGTTTTTAGGGCCGCAGATTAGATGCGTAGGAGTTACGCCTATGGCTTGATCGTTATCGCCTTTTATGCTCATCATTAAAGCGTCGGCCGCTAGCAGATTATCCGGAGTTAGCTTGCCGGTACCTACGTTTGCGTATGTGTTTGTTCCCATAGCATGAGCATTACTAAAAAACGGCTTGCCGTCGTAGCATTTGCCCTTAGTCGTATCCTCGCCGTTAAGCAAAATTTTTGCGGTCAAAGCGGCGCCGAATTTTTTGGCGTTAAATGCCATTTGCTCGATCGCGGGCTTGTATACTCCCACCTTATCGTATTCGAGGTGGTTAACCGGCACTTCTACCGTAGCCTCGTAAGGCACGTTTTCTAGGGCGTATCCGTAGTCCTTAAATTTCTTAACGTCCCTATCTCCGATCCACTCTTTCATCATAGGGAAGTTACCCAGCCATACGTATTTCTCGCTTAAATCAGTGCTCTCTATACGCATAGATAGCACGTCGGCTTCGCTTTTGGTATCGTTAAACGTTTTTTGAAAAGTCGCTTTAAAGCCGATCGCCGTTTCTTCAAAGTGCGCCATTAGTTCATTCCTCCTTTATATTCTTCGTCGCTAAGTCCCAGCATTCGCGCTATCTTGCTTTGCTCATCCGTTAAAGCGTTCGCTTTTGCGTTTTTCTCCAGCTCGGACTTTCCGAAAATTCCTTTAAAATTTTCTTCCATCTTGGCTATTTTCGCGCCTAGTTCGGCGATTTGCTTTGAGACGTTATTTGCTTCCTCGCTCCTCCCTTTGCTCTCTTCTTGTTTTGGTTGCTCGGCGGGCTTTTTAGCTTCCGCAAGCTCCGCTTTTAGCGTTTCGTTTGCGGCTTTGCTCGTTTCAAGCTCTTTTTGCAAAGCCTCAAATTTGGCCTTTAGCTCCTCGAGTTCGTTCATGTTCTCTCCTTTTGAGTTGATTGTATTGTTTAGTAGGTTTGGGCGATTGACGAGACCGACGCTGTCAAGGCCTGTTACGTATCTGCCGTCGGTGTCGTAGACCGGGCTTAAGTATCTATAAACTTTATCGTTTACCAGGGCCGCTCCGTTTTTATTTAGTTCAAGCTTTGCGTAAATCCCGTCGTCTCTTAGTTCGAAACTATCTTTATCAAACCATCCAAGCGCGCCGCCGAAGCTGTGGTTTTCATCAAGCGGGATATGAAGTCCGTTTGACGATATTCGTTTTAGCAGCGTGTCGCCGTCGATCATAAATACTCGTCCGTCAAGACCCGTTATCTCTCCGATAGGCGAGACCTTTACGGGCTCGTTTTCTTTATAATTTAACGATAGTAGGTTTTTGCTTCTTACGCCGTCCACAGGCATACTCCTTAAAAAATCTGCGCTAATTTTATGGGTTTTTAAAAATAATTTCACTCTATATATGCGGTATATAGAGTGAAATTTATTTTTTTACGAAATAAAATTGGGGGCAGAAATTTAGATCGAAAGACGAGCTGGTTTATATGAAAAATATTGACATGAAAGATATGTATATCAAGGGCTATTCGATTTCCGATATCGCGAAAACCCACGGCGTGACCCGCCAAACCGTGTATAAGAAAAAAGCCAAAGATAAGGCCGCGGGCGTAGACTGGGACGTTTTAGCGCTAGCAAAAAACAGAGACATCGCTACTATAAGAAAAAGCGAAGAGGAGTTTATACTCACTCTTATAGATAGTTTTGATCGCGCTTTTGAAGAGGTTAAAGAGCAAGAACCCGAAAAGCGGCTAAAAATTCTCAAAGAGTATAGCGGCGCGTACTACCGTCTAAAGGCCCCCCTAAAAACAGACGTAAAAGCTCAAGTTTTATCGGCGGTGCAAAACGCCATTAACGAGATAGCCGACCTCGCCGCAAAAAGCAAAAACGATCACGTGACGGACTTTTTGGCTGCAAACGCCGACGCTATACTTCAAAGGACGCTTCAGGTATGAGTTTACAAGTTGAGGCTCTTAGGGCTAAGTTAAAAGGGCTCAAGCGCATAAGTGACCCCTCGCAAGAAGAGCGCGTGCGTAGAGCCAAAAGCGGGTTTTTGCAGATGGTAGAAATTTATTTTAGCCATCACGTGCGCTTTCCCGAAACCAGCTTTTTTAGAAAAGAGTTCTACAAAAACGCCGATAAGCTCACGCGCAAAAATAGAAATTTGCTCTTTAAGGCCTACCGCGGTGCAGCTAAAACTACATTAATATCACGTCTTTATACCATCTATAAAACGGCGGTTAAACAAGAGAAACGCAACACTATCATCATTTCGGCCACCATTACGCTCAGCAAAAAGACGCTTGAATTTATCAGAAACGAATTTGAGGAAAACGAGCTTTTTATAAAAGACTTCGGCATCGCAAAAGGCGATAAATGGACGGAAGAAGAGATTGTATTTTATAGCGGAAATACTCCTTTTAAGATTAGCGTATTTGGATCGGGCAAGAAAATTAGAGGCGAAAACTGGCGAGGATTTCGCCCCGATCTCATCATAGGCGACGACCTTGAGAACGACGAAAACGTAGAAACTAAAACCCAACGCGACAAGCTTTATAATTGGTTTGAAAAGGCCATAATGAAACTGCCTGCAAGAGGAGACGAAACTCATAATATCATCATCGTAGGCACTACCTTACATTACGATAGCTTGCTTTTTCGTATCGAAGCCAGGCGCGATTTTAAGACGCTTAGCTATCCTTTGGTTAGAGAGTTTCCGTCAAATATCGACGCCGATAAGCCGGACTTAAATGAATTTATCCTAGACGATAGCTCGTTAAATAAGACTAAGTATTGGAACGAATTTATTAGCTCAAAAGCCGCGTTTATGTCCGAATACCAAAACACTCCCTTAAGCCGCGAAGAAACAAGCTTTAGCGGTTATGAAACCTTTGATATTATGCCCGTTTGCGACGCGTATTATATGGGCATAGACCCGGCTCTTGGTAAAACGAAAGGAGATTATTTTTCGGTTGCTACGCTTGGGTATTTGGCTGGTAAATTTTACGCAAGCGTAAAAATGCTTAAGTTAAAACCCGAACTTATGATAGATAAAATAATTCAAGCGGCGCTAGGCATATTAGCGCTTAATCGCCCGCTAAAAATAGCCATAGAAACGATCCAGTTTCAAGAGTTTTTCAAAGATATGCTCGATAAAAAAGCTCGCGAGCTCGGGATTTACCTGCCTATCGTAGAACTTAAAAACTCGGTAGCCAAAGAGTTTCGCATAGATAGCCTTACTCCGCCGATAAATAACGCTCAAATTTTGGTAGACAAAAACTCGCTTATCTTTATAGACGAGCTTGATACATACCCAAAGTCCGCCCACGACGACGGACTTGATAGCTTAGAGATGGCGTGGCGTATAGCCAAGGTTCCGAATTTCGATTACGAAAAGGTCAATGCGATACTTCAAAAACAAAAAGACAAGGAGAAGTTTTTGCGGGATTTGTTAGATAAATAAAAATCAATTTTAAGGCGGTTAGAGAGCGTTTAGAATGCCAAAAGCCGTTTAAGGTAGGGCAAGACTACCAAAAAGGCATAAAAACGCTTTAAAACGCAAATTTACGAAAAGGATATAAAGTGAAAAAATCGGACGTGATAAAATATATGCTAGGGTCGCTACGGCCCAGAGGCGATTATTCAAAAACCGATATTCAAAACTATAGCGAACTTTCAAGCGGCAAGATTAGAGCCGCGCTGCTTACCAAAAACCAGCAAGAGATGTTTTCCGTATTTAGCCTGATCGAAGATAAAGATAGTTCCGTGGGTGCCGAGTGCGAAAAAAGAATATCGTCTATCACGAACAAATTCTTTACCCACTCGCTGGGAGAAGACGAGAACGAAAACATAGAAGAGCTCATAAAAGCGAGCGTTGAGGCTAGAGTTTTCGGTTTTAGCTTGATTGAGCTATATTTAAAAGACGACGCGTCACTGGGCGTGTCTAAAGTAGACCGAGAGTTTATACGATTTGAGGAAAACAAGCCTCATCTAAATATCAAAGGAAAGGACGTCGTAGCTAAGCCCCCTTTTTATCTATCTATCACGGCAAAGCCCGTACTGCTAAAGGTTTTATGGATAGTCTACGCAAAACACTACGTGCTAAGCCAGTATCTTAAATTTACCGAGTTTTTAGGCGTGCCGCCTCTTATCGGCAATAGCGCCAGCGGAGACGAAAAGGTTATCTCGCTTATGGCCGAAGCATTTAAAAACTTGCGTAGCGGCTCATACGGGGTATTTGGACCAAACGATACGGTCAAGGTTCTAGAGGGGCGCGGATCTCAGGCCGATTTTATGGAGTTCGTTCGTTACTGCGACGGCGAGATAGCAAAGGTTATAAACGGCTCGGTGCTAAGTTCCAACGTTAGCTCCACGGGCAGCTTTGCGATGAGCAAGGTACACGACTATAACCGCAAAGAGATACTCGCCGGCGATGTCAAATTTGCCGCCAGAGAAGTGCAAAATTTTTATAAGACGTTCGGTAAAAAAGCCGATTTAAATATCCAGATAGAAAAGGATAGCGATCTGCTCCAGCGCGCGCAAGTGCTATCCATCCTGCATCCTATGGGTTATCAGATGAGCCCAAAAGATATGGCTAAAGAATTCGATCTGCCGGAGCCTGTAAATAATTTAAATTTTAAACTCGAAAAAAACGCTAAAGAAAAGCGGTTGTTTCTTGACGAGATAGATAAGGCGGCTTTCGGTGCAAACACCAAAGGCGAAGAGGCTCAGATAGAAAAAGCCATCTTGGATATCGTTAAAAACGCAGATAGTTTCGAGGAGGTTTACGAAAATATGCTGCAAGCTTTTCCCGGCGCGGATATTGACGCTATCGAGGATACGCTCGAGAAGATCATCGCAAACGCGCATATAAAAGGGATGTTGTGAAATTTGACTTTTATACCGAGCCTGCAAAGGTAGTCGAATATCTCAGACAAAAGCGCCCCGAGGTGCATTTTGATTACGACGAGATCATGCACGGCGCTCATCATAGGGCTTTTACGGTAGCCAAGATCACGAAGCTGGATTTGCTCGCCGACGTTCAAGAAAGCCTGGCGTATGCGGCAGAAAACGGACTGGGGTTTGAGGAGTGGAAGAAAAGCTTATTACCTACTCTCGCTAAAAAAGGTTGGCTCGGAAACGTAGATGCCAAGGATCCTAAAACTGAAGAAATCAAACAAATCTACGTTGGATCCCGCAGGCTGAAAAATATATATAATACGAATATGCGAGTAGCTTACGCCGTGGGCGCATACGAAGAGGCGATGAGCTCGGACGCCGAGTTTCTACGCTACACCGCCGTACTAGATAGCAAAACCAGAGCCTCGCATAGAGCCTTGCACGGCGTTATCTTGCCCAAAGACCATCCTTTTTGGGATACGCACTATCCGCCAAACGCCTGGAATTGCCGCTGCAAGGCAAGAGCCTACACGAAGCAAGAGCTAAAAAGCAGAGGCTGGAGCGTTACCGAAAATATCCCGAGCGTAGAGCCGCATCCGGACTGGGCATATAACGTAGGCAAAACGGATAATCTTGATGCGGTATTTGCGGACAAAGTAGAAAAACTAAAAGACAAAGTCGTTTCAGAGGACTTTTATAAAAACGCCAAGGCTTTTTTAGGCGAACTCGAGCGCAAAAGAAATCTATACGTATGGCAAAGCGGGCTTGATGAAGCCATAGAACAGATCATCGTCAAAGACGATCCAAAAACACCCATAAATATGGTGCAAGTCGGGCTTTTGGGCGAAGCCCTAGCAAAAGTCGCGGGTAAAATTTTAGGTTTGGAAGTAAATGGCGGCGGCATAATATTAACAAAAAAGCATCTGTCGCACGCAAGCCCGAAGCGAAAAGAGGCCTACGATCACGCCTTTAGAGTAGAGGAGATGAAGCAAATCGTATCGGTGCTAAATGACGAAAGCAAGGCTTATGCGGATCTTCGCGAAAAGCACAAAAATATAATATTCGTTTTTGACGACGACAAGGACGAAACCAAGATAAATTTGATCCCGATAGAAATCAGCAAGATAATTCATAAATTTAAGCAAAGCAACTATGTAATAACGCTTGATAAGGCGGACAAAGACAAGATACAAGAGTTGATTAAAAACGGATACATAAAAAAGATTAAGTGATTAACCGGCGGGAGTCGAACCCGCAATATCCGTAAAATAAATCTTACGACGGCCTACGCTTGTTGGCACCATCCATCAAGTTAATCACTTTAGTGCAATTATACCACAAAAAGGATAAAAATGCCTATAGAGTTACGAGGCCTTGAAGAGATCCAAAGAAAGCTTAAAACGCTAGAATCCAGTCTGGATGAAGTGGGAATGCGGCGCAAGCTAAACACCGTCGGCGGCATGATAAAAAACTCCGTAATGGAGAGCTTTGAAAACGAAACGAGTCCGTTCGGGCAAAGATGGAAGCCTTTATCGTCGGTTACGGCCTTTGCGAATTTCGGGGGCGGCGGGATAAAAAACGTCAAACGAGGCAGGCAAAACGCCTACTATAAAAACGGAAAAAAGCAAAAGAAGTCTTTTTTAAGCGTATTCGGCGCGGGCGGCAGCAGGAAAATTTTAGTGCTTTCGGGGGCGCTTGCCGGGCATTGGGTCGTAAGAGCTAGCGCAAAGAGCGTTACGGTCTCAAACAATAGCTCAAGCGGCGGATTTGCTTACGGGCTTACGCATCAATTCGGCACCGCCAGAGCCGCCAGGCATAGAAACGTCCATATCCCGGCTCGTCCCTTTTTTCCCCTGGGCGGGCGGGGGAATTTTAA